TTGGCTTGGTCCAGCTAGGGCAGCCGTAGACGAAGGCGAACAGCAGGGCCTGCTGAGAATTCAGCCCCCACTCCAGCGCCTTCACCTGGTTAATCGTGACGGTGTATTGCATGTCAGGCCTTCCCGACCTTAGCGGCCAATTCAAGGAAGCGATCCACGTACCAGTGAGGCTGCGTCTCGCGGGGGCATTGAGGACTGGTGAGGTTCTTGCCGTAGGCCATGCCCTTCTCAGTCACGGACCAGAAGTCGACCATTTCCTGCTTGGAGTTTTTGCGCTGGAGCAGATTCAGGAAGCCGTGGGCCTTGAGTGCAAGGTTGAAGGCGCGGGCGGTGCTGGCGATGGCGTGATCTTTGATAAGGGCGGTGATTGCCTTTGTAGGCATCGAAGAGCCGCCAGCGGCATCTGATGCAGCGTCCACTGCGTAGCCTGGGAGGAATTTCGGATCCAGGCCATTGTTCTGGGCGATCTTGGTGAGCATTGCCATCTGGCAGGACGCGGCAGGCTTCAGCAGGCGCGTGAAGCACTCCATGATGGCGATCTCGCCGATTACCTTGGTGCCGGTGAGCTGTACCTGTTCGCGAGCACCTTGCTGCTGCTCCAGTTCGCGCCAGCGGCGAATCACTGCAAGCCGCATTTTTGCGCTGTACCCTGTAAGCAGGGTGTCAGTGAGTTCGCGATTCAGTTCAAAGCATGGGAGAGACCGGCCAGTACTGTCTTGGTACTGAGCCGAACAATCGGCCCAGTCAATTTCCAGTTCCTTGAGCATTGAGCGGATGTCCGCCAGCACATGCTTGTGCGCCTTGCCTGTGAGCTTGGCGATCTCGCGGGACGACATAGTCCGCGCCACGTTTTTTGATTGCGAAAAACGTGGCGCGAGATTGGTATCGCTGTTGATATGTGGCTGGGTTTGCATATAATCGGCCTCACAAGTGTTATCGAATCAGCCGACCTCGACCGTCGGCTTTTTTGTGTCTGTAATTCAGCGCGCCTGCGCCAAACTCCCCACCCCACTCCCCGTTCCGCATCTCTAAAAACCCACTGGATAAAACTCCAGCGACTTCAGGTTTCTTACTTCGCAGAGCGGTTGGGCCGATACTGGCTACATGGATTGGCGGGCGTGGGTCTCAGGCGGCAGATTTTTTCGGATGGGCTTCGGAAAGAAGCCAAGACGGTTCGAATGGCTTGCCATTGGCTGATGCCAGAGCCGCAATTCTTTCTGCGTACCGTGTTTCCCCGGTGTATTCAGTGCGCGGCAGGCACTCCGCGGTCAGCCACTTGTAAACGGCTCGCGGCGTCTTGCCGCATGCCAGAGCAACCACCGGAACGCCGCCGGCGTCATCAATAGATTTCTTAAGCGGGCTCATGGGGCCTCCAGGCGAAATATGAACTTGCAGTACATATTATGTCGGAACTGAAAGTACATGCAAGGGCATGCGATATTGAACCTATGGTTCAAATAGAAGAGATACGTGCCGCGTTTGCCTCCCGCCTCAAGAAATCACTTGCCGAAAAAGGCATTGACCAGTGGGGCGCGGGCGCTCGTCTGGCGGAAATGACCAAGGTCACGCCGAAAGCAGCCAGCAAGTGGCTCAATGGCGAGTCAATACCTGGTCCCGCAAAGATGCAGGCTATTGCTGCGCATCTCGACGTCAAGATTGAGTGGCTCCAGCACGGATCTGGCGATGGCCCAGGCCTATCGGAAGGGGAGCCGGATTTAAGTCCGACCTCTACTGCTGCTGATAAAATCCGAGCAATGCTGGCGGGTAAGGGTCTCGGCGAGGACAAGCTGCGGAAGCTGCTGGCTGTTGCTGAGGGCGATGAGGCGGAAGAGGCTGGTGGAGTTCTCGTACATGACGCCTACAAGCCTGGAAAGGTCGGCGACGAGGTATGGATCGCCCACTATGACATTCGGGGTGCCTTAGGCGGCGGCGAGGTAGCTCACGACTACCCTGAAATGCTTCAGGACGTTAGGGTCAGTCCTTCCCAGCTCCGGGCGATGGGCGTTGAATTCAAAGAGCACTATCACCTGAAAATGATCACTGGTTGGGGTCAGTCGATGGCTCCGACAATTAAGCATGGCGACCCCCTGCTGGTCGATATCAGCATCAAGGAATTCATCGGAGATGGGATCTACTTCTTCTCCTACCAGGGCTTCCAATACATCAAGCGCTTGCAGATGAAGGGGAAAGACAAATTCAAGATGCTTTCGGACAATCGGAAGCACAAAGCCGAAGACATTTTCGCTGACGAGACCTACATCCAGGCGCGCGTTCTGCTCGTCTGGAATGCCAATCTGGTGTGACCCATGCCCCTCACCAAGCCCAACCAACAATTACGCCGCGACCTCAAGGCGATCGCCTCAAACCTTGAGGAGTCCTGTATCGAGCTGGGCAAGCTGGCAGAAAAGCTAAGTGATGCTGACGCTCTGGCGTTGATGGGTTTGGTGGGCACGCTCTACGAGGAATCCGACAGGCTGGTGGGGTACGCGGACGAAGTGAAGATCGGCCGAATAAAGAGAGCTGCGGAATAACCCGGATGACTGCTTGGAGGAATCAGAGCTTCTGGAGCAAGACTGGGGTCTGGGCCTGGCTGGCGTTCATGGCAGTCTTTACCAGCTACACCGACGCGGGCTGGATGGCCGGGGGCTCATCTATTCGCAAGCGCGTCTTCAGCCCCGGCTTTATTTTGCTCTGCGCCTTTGTGGCTGTGTATGAGCTGGTAGCGTTGAATCACTTCCATCGCTCGCAGATTAAACTTGGACGCCTATAAACGGTACGATGGAAGAAGGCAACTTGAGAGCGGATTTGTAGCCTTTTTTTAGAGGCTGAAGTGCGCATAGATACTGAGCATGAGAACGAGACAAGGAGGTCGGGATTGATTCCTGAGTGGAACGCGGAGGGCTTGCTTCCTCCAATAAACGAGTTAAACCCCGTCGACCTGAACAGATCGCCATACGAAACTGACCTTGTTCAGCTTATTCAGCGATTCGCCACCAGCGCTGAGCGTTGTCTAATCCTTCGGGGATATTTGGCACATCGCGCAGAATTGCATCTCTTGGGCGTGGATGCCGGCTTCCAATGGCTAGACGGCAGCTTTTCAGAAAACATTGAGCTAATTGAGCACAGATCTCCAGGTGACGTGGATGTCGTCACGTTCACTCATCGGGGCGATGACTTTTTTGATGCGCTAACTGACGACCAAATTCGCCTTTTGGGTGATACTGAGTGGATAAAGGACCGCTTCAAGGTCGATTTTTACATTCAATCGCTACAGGATGACCCTGAGATACTCGTGTCCATGTCTGCATACTGGTACAGCATGTGGTCTCATAGGAGGTCTAAGCAATGGAAAGGATTCCTGAGATTGGATCTCGCGCCATACCAAGACGCCGAAGCTCTGGCAATGCTCGAAGCTCGTCAACAGGAGCTCGCACATGAACAGGAATGAATACCTACACAGCGCAGCCGAGGTCAGCTTTCTTGAGAAGGAACTCTCGAAAAAGGGCGTAAGTAGGCTGACTGCGATGTCGCTGAATTCCAGAATTCAGCGAGCAAAGTCATTCCTCGAAAAAAGTGGCGTAAACCCTTACCAGCCCGCGAAAGTGATATTGACTTATCGTGGGGCGCCAGTTTGGGGTACACACGGAGTGCTGGCTGAATTCGGAACCTCGGCGACTCAGGCATTTAGTGAAGCCATAACCATGATTGCCGCGTCAATTTCGGGGACGCTGGCAGACAAGGGCCCTATTCCAAATCGCTCCAACAATCAGCTTCTAATAACTGGCGCGGCATTAGGCTCCTTCGGTTTCCAGCTAGAGGAAGCTCCTGCTGAGCGTCAACTCGATATTGAAGGCACCACACCTGTCTCTCAGGCGATCGACTTGATAGCGGAGTTGCTCGAAGCAACAACCAAGAGTGATGAAGAGCTCTCCGAGCCGGTTTCTAGGCTGGCTGATAGGGCCATCACGGCTGTTGCTGATTTCTTAGGAAAGCTTTCCAGCTATGAAGCATCCTGCTCTTTGACGACTCGCACCAAAAAATTCCAATTCGTCGATAGTGAGCAGGTAAGGCGAAGCAAGGAACGTCTAAGTCTGGACAATATAAAAGAGAGCATCGAGACTTTTACAGGTGAGTTTATTGGTGCCCTCCCAGACAAAAGGGCTTTTGAGTTTCGCACTGTCGATGGTCACGTAATCTATGGAAGCATCAAGCGAGACGTTCCCAACCCTAATGCTATCAACCAAAACCTCTATCGATCATTCAAAATTACCGTGAACGCCAAAACAATAGGAAGCAGCAGGCCTCGCTACATTCTTCAGGCCCTACCCTGGGAACACGCGGAGTAATCATTAAGCCCGGCCCAGTGCCGGGCTTCTTGAATCTGCCTGCGACTAATGTAGAGCCTTCGCTTTCGCTAGCAACCGGGCGCGGACTCCCTTTTCTGGGTTTACCAATGAAGCATCGGTACTGCCATCCTCCCCCTCCGCTGTCGGCACGAGCGTAACCCCTGAGACGGCGACTGCCAGACCTGGCATCTTAGTCCCGCTGACCTGAGTAACGCTGGTGCCGTTTGCCGTGAAGTGCATCGTAAGGCCCCAAGAGCCGGTATGGATATTCTGGTCGCGCAACAATGCGGTAATAAGATCACCAATCGAAAACGACCGCTCCTTCGTTGCCATAACTCCTCCTGTCAGTTCTAAGATTCTCACCTGGAATAGTAGGATGCCTCGGCCAATGATGCCCGGCCCAGTGCAGGGCTTCTTGTTTCTGCCCTTACCAGTTAGGATCGTTGCTCGCATCCGTATGGAGGGGGCTGCATGAACCCCACCGCAACCAGGCTGGTCAAGATCACCGCATTCGTAAGTGTGTGCGCCAGCGTAGCCTATGTGGCCCACGTCGTCGGCCAGGAGGTCGTTTACGTTCATGCGAAGGTCAGCGGATCGACAAGCACTGAGAATAAGCGTCAGGTGCTGACTTGGCCTGAAGCCGTCGCGTTGCCGGAATTGCGAGTTTCTCCCCCAAAGACGAACGCCCGACCTGGCGCTGATGACTAAATACTGCGCCAAAGTGTGACGATCGACATTTCACAAACCTTTCACAGTTGAGCGCTTATGGTTACCCCAGCTCCTAGTGAACATCCCTTTAAGCCCGCTACTCCCCATCGCGGGCTTTTCTTTGTGTGTGATTTGCCTCACCGAGATTCACTACTTCTCAGCCTACTCCGGCGATGCCTATACGCGCCCGCCTACAAAATGACACGATAGCGCCTCGCCTTCGAAAGCAGGAATACAGGATGTTCAGTCACGTAACCGTTGGTACAAACGATCTTGAAAAAGCAGCTGCCTTCTATGACGCGGTACTGATCCCTCTGGGTTTGTGCCGCCGAGTTGTAACCCCTGATGGTGGGCCGCTTTCTGCATGCTGGATTAAACCCGACAGTCCCCTACCTCGCTTTTATGTTTACTGCCCTTACGATCTAAAAGAGGCTTTAGCGGGAAATGGCAGCATGATGGCTTTTTCCGCGCCACATCCAGATGCAGTCGATACTGCCTATGCCGCAGGGCTTAGGACTGGTGGTGCTGATGCAGGCGAACCCGGGCCGCGGCCGCACTATGGTGACGGCTACTATGGCGCGTACCTACGTGACCCGGATGGCAATAAAGTGCACATAGTCCATCGTGGCGATTTGAACTTGCAGGAGTAGGCACACCGGTTTGCGTTGTTTGAGGCCCGGCCAGATCGCGGGCTTTTCTTCACCTATGATTTGGTCGTCGCAAGCCCCTTACCCTGAACTACGCTCCCAACATCATCGACTGGAGCCAAAGCCATGCCCTCCCCCGAATACTCCCTCACCGACACCCTTGAACGGATCTACGAGAATCAGCTCGCCCTGGAAGCGGCCATCATGGAGTTATCTTTATGGGCTAAGCGAAACGGAGGTGTCCAAGTCGATGCCAGCGTTCGCGGCGCGCTGTACACCATTGACGAAAATGCGGGACACATTAAGCAGGGCCTGGCCAGGCTTAGGGCGCAAGAGCCGGGCTAGTATCCAGACGGCACGTCGTGAGGTTCGAATATCTGAGCGCGCTTTACATGCTTGCCGGCGTTATGCCCGTCGATACAGCTTGTTTGGCAAGTCGGTCCGTAGCCTGGCTTCTTCCTTGATCTCAGCGACGAGCTTCGCAATGGCTCGACTTGATCGAAGGGTTCTGGGATCGATCCCCGTGACCGTCAGCTCTACTTGTCTATTCGTAGGCTCGATCAGTTGAATCACCAGAGACCCGCTTGCGTCGGAAGTGCAGACGCAACGTGTTGGCAAAAACGCCGTCTCGATTATATGGCGCAGCTCAAGGCTAGAGATCATCGCTTTAATCCTGGAAAATTGCAGGATAGAGTCGTTGAACGCGGCGAATCTGGCTTAGGAAGCCTACTCAAAATTCGTTCAAGTTAGTACATATTAGCTTGCTTTTTGAGAGCCGCTTCAGCCTTGCGGATGCATCCAATAACCATGCTTAGCGGGCGTCCAGAGTCGAACACGCTCAGGAGCAATAAACGGCTGATGCAGCCAGATAAATGCGTAGCCCGCCACTGAGCGGACTATTTGTTACTGGACCTGTGCGACTGGCGGCGATAAAGGGGATGGCGCGCTCGCAGCGGTAGGCTGGAGTGTGCCAATAACCTCATCGGGGAGTGTGTACATCGCGCCTGTCAGTGGATCGACTATCAGCATGCCTACTGCGCCGCCAAGCAAGATATTCCACCAGTACCATCCGCTAATGGTCGGCTTTAGAGCTTGGGTGCTTTCACTGTAGCCGTCAGCACTGAAAGTGATCGAATAGCTCTCGCGCTTGAAGTAGCCACGACTAGTCTCCAGTAGCGCTGCCCCAGGCGTTTGCCCGGTAAGCAAAACTTTTCCCGCCGAATCCTTGATCGTATAGGTCGTGACCTGCGGTAAGGCGTAGATATTAACCTTCGGCTTGCTATTGCTCACGATACTGGCGCATCCGCCTATGGCAATCATTGCAGCAACAACTGTGGCGCCCGCCACCTTACCCATCTTCATACCATCACTCCGTTGCGCCTTCATTGGCTTGGCTGACGTTCAGCCGGGCGCGATTGTATAGGAATGATGGCAGTTAGACATCCAGCCTGGAGCGGGCCTTATTGCTCTCGTCAGAATGGTGCCGCCTCTTCTTCGACCTCAAACTCCGGCTCCCCTCTTCCCGCGACCTCCACCTCTTGCTGCTCCCACCTCACCGTCACGCTGCCGTCGTCATTCAGCGTCAGCTCAAGCTCGTCCGTGCTGGCAATCACACCCAGCACCTCCTCCCACTCCCTATCCCCGTCTGTGTCCAGCCGATGGATCGTCACCCAGCGCTGCGCCTGCGCTACGGGATGATTGATCATCGATGAGACGCGCAACCCGAGCCGCTCTATCCCTGTCATTTCTTGCCGCGCCGCCGGTGATGCCTGTTTCTTCGCCATGCAAAATCCCCCCAGATAAATACTGTACATCCATACAGCATGCGGCGACGAGCATAACGAACCTTTGGGTCAGCGTAAATCCCATTTTGGCCTCCGATTTCTGAACCAGGGAGCAGTTCTCGAAAATTTATGTACTTTTGGTACTTGACTCAATATGAACCGATAGTTCATATTTCACCCATCGCAGCGATACACCACTGCGAACCGCTCTTTAACAGTCTGACGTGACCACCGCGACGTACCCAGGCCATTACCTGGGTCGGAAGAAGCTAAATCGCCGCCCAAGCAGCCTCTGGATAGCTGCCGTACTCCCAAATGTGAGTACGCGAAACCACGCAAGCCAGCTAGGAAGAACACCGGACACGAAATGTGTGACCTGGCCAGAGATATGAATCGGGCGATGCGCGTGGTGGAGAAACGGACATTTTCACTTCTGCACCTGGTGACGGGTGCAGCGGGAAAACAACCGGGAGTCACGACGATGGAAGCAACAATCATCAACGGCGCATGGAAGGGTCACCTCGGACGTGGCCTGGCACCGCGAGAGCTTCAGTTTCTACTTTGGATTGCCCAGGGCTTCACCTCGAAAGAGATCGCCCGGGAAGCAGGCATTGAGTACGGCAGCGTCAAGAAGCGCCTGACCAATGCGATGTTCAAGCTTGGCGTGACGAAGCGCACTGCTTTGGTGGCTGAGGCAATGAAGCGCCAGATCATCACGCCGGTGTGTTTCGTGCTGGCGGCGCTGATCGCCATGCACTCGATGATCAGTGACGACTCATTGCGTCGTGATCGCCGGGCGCCGGAAAGGCGAATGGCCCAGGTGCGGATGGTGCGCCGGACGGAATGTCCCGAGTTGATGGGCTGAGCAGTACGGGCCTTTTCGCTGATGCACCTGATTGCGCGGGTGTATCGGGAAAACAACCGATCAAGCACGGAGCATCAAATGAGCGAACAAACACTTCAAGCGCTGCTCACCGAGCGCGTTACTGCATACGCTGCATCCGACCGGCCACGCGAACTGATCAATGAGGGCATCGACAAGATGTTCAAGTCAGTAGTGGAAGACGCTTTCCGGTCCTATGGCGATTTCTCCGGCCAGATCAAAGAGGCAGTCAAGTCAGCCCTTCCCGCGAATGTTTCCGATATGTTCGAGCTTCAGCGATACAACGCCATCATCGCCAACGCACTTCGCCAGCGCTGGGAAGAGGCTGCAATGGGTTCGATTATCTTGGAGCACGCGGACAAATCGATTACCGACATCTTGACGGGTGAAGGCCTGTTGACTGGCGAGGTCTCGCTAAAAGCCCTTCTTGACTCGTTCATCGAAGAAAACAAAGAGCAAGCTGCAGAAGAGCGCTGGAGCAGGCCTGAAATACGTTTCGAGGAAGACGACAGCCACTCGATGAAGTTTTTCCACGTTTACTTTGACCCTGAGCCAGAAGAAAGCGCCAGAAGCGCTGGCTATTCGTCGGCGGGGCGCAGCGATCACAGTTTGAAGCACGCTCTTCACGTGAGCATAAAGGGCGAGCGCGATACCGGAGACCGCTGGCGAGCAAATGAGCAGTTTGGCGAGGTCTATAGCGCCAGGCTCGATGACAAGAAGATCGCCATCAATATGCGGGTTCGCACGAAGTGGGAACGCATGCTCGCCTCCCTGTACTTCGGTAACGCAACCCTGGTGATTGACTGTGAGCCGGATGATTTTTCCTACGGCTTCGACGACTGAACAACCAGCGCCACGACAGCCTGTCGTTAACTGCCCGAGGCCCTGGTACTCCCCAGCACCAGGCTGCATCGGAGTGTGATCTGGATGCCAAGACTGATTGGCTAAGGTCCAGCGGACTTGGGGAACCCCAAGCGGTGACTATCCGCAAAGCCGGAGTTCAGTACCGGTCAGATCACACCCCGATGCGGACGACATCGCGGCCTATAACCGCCCACCTGCACACAACTGCCAGAGCACACCGCCGCAGTTGAAACCCCACACGGAGGATTGTCAGCCATGAAGTAATTCAGAGATTCACCTGCGTGGCGCGGTAAGCCTGAAGGCTGCGCCCAACACCATGACAGGCAGCGGAAAGCAGGGCCGAAGATGTGACCGCGCACCAGCCGAAAGGTAGGTCCAACCAAAACGACGACGAACACCGCAGGCGAGTCCGAGGGCATAGCTGGCCAGACTCGACACATCCCGGGAAGTGCCGGGCGCCTGCGTCATCGCGGAATCGTGCGACCGGTGACAATGCTCTTGCTTCCGCAGTTGCAAATAGGAACATGGGATTCGGATCGCCGACGCAGGTGTTCATAGTCGCTTGCTGCAACAGTATCGAAGCCACTCCACCGATTTTCGGTGTTGCCCAGCTCGTCTGAGCGAACGACCTTCATACCTACATGCCCGCAAGACCTGCAGGTTGCTTTGTATTGATTTTCATCCCAGCTCATTTGCCACTCCTTGACGTCGACAAGTCTGTCAAATATAGCAGCGATATCCCCTCCCCACCTTTATCCATCAGCACTTCCCCCGCGCCCATCGGCAACCAGCGGGAGGCATGAGTGTTGACGAATACAGGTGAACCAACGAATGGAGACGGCCATGAACCAAAGTCATCACGCTTACTGTGATGTAGCGCTCGCAATGAACCGGCGCCGCAATATGTCCTTGGCGCTTTGCCTTGGGCTGGTCGGCTCCAGCGCCCCGAAGACCTCGCCTCGGCACCGGGTCATTCCGGTGAGCGATAAGTTCTTCCATATCGTCGACGGCCAGACCGGCAAGGTTGTTGGGTTTCGCCGCGATCACAACGAAGCCTGCGCGCTCGCCCGACGACTGGAGACCCGCCATGCCGACCAGTTACGCGGATAGTGCCCAGGCTAGGGAATCCGACAGGCGCTGGGATTTCCCGGAGCGGACGCCAAGCAGTAGAGCGGCTCTGTTCCACGAATACACGGCAGACGACCTTGCAGAGCGTGACGCCCAGCGTCTCGCAGAACGTGCAAGCCTCAAGCGCCGGATTGGGTTGGCAATGACCCAGATGGAAGCCATCTGCCCGCCTATTGGAAGTAACGCATGAACACCGCCCAGCGCGACCACCAGACCGCAGTCGGCTGGATCGAGGCAGAGATCGAAAACATGATCCGCGACCTCGGCAAACCCAACGCCAGCGCTGCAGCGACATCTTGCGTCACCTTGGCTTTTATGCTGCGGGCCATTGATGAGGCCGAGCATCGCCGCTACCGGGCGCGCATCGACCAGATCTACGCCGAATACAACGCGTCACTCGTTTCTGCCGCTTAACGGCACCACCCCACCACAACACTTTCAATGCTGCGCCAGGCGCGGCGAGGGATCGTCATGTCCACAAATGCTAAAAAAGCACCCGCACAAGAAGCGCTCGAAATCAGCGAAGCCGAAGATGCGCAAAAAGCCGTATCCCCTGCGGCAGCGGTCACTGACATCGCTGAATACCGGCCGCACGAAGAACAAATTGTTCGCCTGGAAACGACTTACGCGAAGCTGGTCGTTGACTGCTCCTCCAGCGAAGGCCTGGCGAATGCAAAGGAAGTCCGCGTCGATATCCGCGACGTGCGCTATGCCCTGGCCAACACTACCAAAACGGCACTCGTCCCTTATCAACAGAAAGTTAAGGATGCCCAGGCCCGCGTCAATCAGGTAAAGGAATTCGGCGAAACGCTGAAGGCCCGCGTCCTCGTGCTCGAAGAGCCAATCGACGAAGCCATCAAGTCTGAAGAGAAGCGCGTTGCCGACGCTAAGGCCGAAAAAGAGCGCCTTGAGCAAGAGCGCATCGAGGGCATCCGCGCAAAAATTACCCGCTTCAGTTCTGTCGCTGCCGCATATGCAAGCCGGAGCGCCGCTGACGTCTCCAGCATTCTGCAAGGCGTCAAGGAGTCGGTGATCCTGCCCGAAGAATATGGCGAGTTTGAGGCCGAAGGCACCATCGCTCGTGACAACGCCATTGAGCAGTTGGAAGCGCTGCACAAGTCAGCCGTTGAACGAGAAGAGGCTGCGGAAAAACTGCTGGCCCAGCAGAAAGAGCTTGAAGAGCTGCGCGAGAAGCAACGCGTCGCTGACGCTGAAGCCGAGGAACTGCGCAAGCAACGCGCCGAGGAAGATCGTAAGCGCTTAAAGCAGCAACAGGACGAACTGGACCAGCAGCGCCGCGATATGGAAGCGCAGCAACGCCAACAGCGTGAGCAGCAGGAAGAGCAACAGCGCCAGCAGCGCGAACGTGACGCCCAGTATCAGCGCGACCAGGAAGAACTGGCCCGTCTTCGCGCCCAGGCTATTGCCCCGGCACCAGTAACTGCTGCAGCTGCACCTGTGATCGTAGAGAACGTTGAAGTCACGCCGATCAGTTCGCATGCGATCGGTGATAACACCGACGATGCCACTACAGGCGCGCCACTCGTTGACGACATCGTCGAGGTTGTGGCGCTGGGCTTCGACGTGACCATCGACACCGCTCGCACCTGGCTACGCGCCATCCGCTTCTAACCACCCTTTCCACCCGAAAGCCGACACTTCCCTTGTCGGCCAGGGAGAGCGCTATGACCGATACAGACACGCAAGCACAAACGGGCCTCGCCACGTACCACGATCCATCGCACAACGCCGCGGCGCTCATCCTCGACCCGGGCACCATGAGGTCGATGAGCGACCTGGCGTTGATGATGTCGAAGGGTGTTACGACAGTGCCGAAGCATCTGAAGGGTAATCAAGCCGACTGCATGGCTGTAGTGCTGCAGGCCATGCAGTGGCAGATGAACCCCTTCGCTGTTGCGCAGAAGACATTCATCGTCAACGGCGGCGCATTGAGCTATGAGGCTCAGCTTGTTAACGCGGTGATTACCGCCAAGGCCCCAGTCAAGGGTCGACTGAACTTCGAATGGTTCGGATCGTGGGAAAACGTCATCGGGAAGATGCGCGAAGTCACGAGCAAAACCAAGAAGGACGAAGACACTGGTGAGCCCAAAAAATACCGCGTCCCCGCCTGGAGCTTTGACGACGAAAAAGGTCTCGGCATCAAAGTATGGGCGACATTTAAAGGCGAGGATGAGCCGCGTACCTTGGAGCTTCTGCTCACCCAGGTTCGCACGCGCAACTCTACGCTTTGGGCTGAGGACCCCAAACAACAAATCGCCTACCTGGTGACCAAAAAGTGGGCTCGCCTCTTCTGCCCTGACGTGATCCTTGGCGTCTACACCCCCGACGAATTTGAAGACTCGTACGGTGGTGAGATCGACATCACCCCGGCCAAGCATGCTGCAAATACCGCTGCCGCCGCCGGCGTCACGTTCGGTCCAAAATCCCCATCACCGGAAATCGACGGTGTATTCGCAGACCTTCTGGTAGTCGCGAAGCGGCAAGACATCGAAGCCTATGCAGCGGCTTGGGCAGGTCTCAAGCCGAAGCAGCGCGCAGCAATCGGCCTGGAGTGCCACGAAGCCCTCAAAGCCATGGCGGCGACCGTCGATGCCGACTTTACCGATATGACGGGCTCCAACGGCGACCAGTCCCAGACAGAGGAGGCGGCATAGTGAGAACGGAACTTCAGGGCACCGAAAAATGGCGTCAGGACCGGTCTGGCCGCTTAACAGCCAGCCGCTTTAAAGATGTGGTGGCCTGGGGGAAGCCTGACAAAAATGGGAAGCGCGAACCTATGGGTGCGCGCACCTCATACATGCGCGAGCTGTGCTTCGAGCGACTGGCAAAGAAGTCCAAGCACAACGTCAGTAGCGCGTCTATGAAGTGGGGTCACACCGAAGAACAAAAGGCGCAGGACGCCTACGAGATGCTAACCGGCAACATCGTCCTGCCCTCGGAGTTCATCGTTCACCCAAAGTACGACTGGCTGGGCTGCTCACCCGACGGCCTCATCAACGATGACGGGGGCACCGAATCGAAGTGCCCCTTCAACGAAGCGATACACGTCAGGACCTGGCTGGAAGGCATGCCCGAAGAACATATGCCGCAGGTTCAGGGCTGCATGTTCGTTACAGGTCGCAAGTGGTGGGACTTTCTGTCTTTCGATTCTCGCCAAGATGAAGAGTGTCAGCTTTATATCGAGACGATTTACCGCGACGAAGACTACATCGCCAACCTGCACAAAGAGCTGGTCCAGTTCAACCTGGAACTGAACCGCATGGTTGATGAGGTAGCGGACAAAGCTCGGGCGCAAGCCCATCGCCTAGGAGCCTGACCATGATCAGCAACCTAAAATCAGACATCGAGTTCCGGCGCGAGAAAGCGCTGGAGCTTTCCAGTCAGGTCCGTCGGCACTTGGACGCCGGTGGCAAATACACCATCGGCGATAGCCCGGCGATCAATCCAGACCCAGCCAAGCGTTCGCAAATCATCGACCCGACAACCATCCTCCAGCGCCGCAAGCCTCCGATTTCAAGGGCTGAGCGTAACGCGCTGCGCAAACTCGCGGAGGCCATATGAGCAAGCGCAAGCCTCACAACTTCAAAGCCCGCATTGACCGATCCTGCCGGTCGCTGCTAGCAACCAACCATGTCGCAGTGGTCAATATCGACCCCAGCGGCCGCCAGGGCATGATCAATTACAAGTCGCTGAAGAACATCGCACCGGGAAAGATTGGCCAGGCTGTCTGCGGTATCCCCCACCGGTGGACGATCTACCTCAGCGCCCTCTGCATCGACGCCCGCGGCGACCGCTACAGCAAGTCGGTAGAGGTGGCACCCGATGGCGTCTACCTCTCCGACCACCTGGAAGACGTGATCGAGCATTGCTACAAGAAGCTGCGCGACGAGGCCAATCAGAGCCAGATGGTGGCTTCGGGTTGGATTGCAATCCCTGAAGCGATGTCGCTCGTTGAGGAACACGCCGCGCGGATCTTCGAAGCTGTCGGCGCCTGGAATCAGCAGAAGGTCGCTGCATGCGCCGCATAGCCCGCATCCAGCAACGAAAACGCCAAACCTGGCTCGCACTGCCGGCCAGCGGAATAGAACAGGTAGGCCATGGCCAAGACTGTTCAGGAACGATCGGCCAAGGCTGCGCAGAAGCGGCTGGCGGTCGCCGAAAAGGAATTGCGACACAAGGTACGACCGGGCATCGAACAGGCCATGGAGCGTATACGGCTTCGCGGCAAGGTGCCGATCATCAGCGAGGTTCTGCAGATCGCCATCATGAAGATGGACTTGATGGCAGACGACGAGCTCGCGGCCTTCTTGAGTTATCCGCGCCACGAAATCGTGATTAGCGAAAACGCGGCGCGAGAATTTCACAACGAGAGCCTGCGCGAACTCAAGCGTGACCCTGGTGATGGGATACTGCATTATCAGGATTAGTTCGAAGACCGATCCTTAATTGAAGATTTGACCATACAAAATGTAAATGTAGAAGACAAGGCACAAAATTACTGCAATTAAGCCTAAAAGAGTGAACCAGAAAGAGAACCGTTTTAACGCTTGAAACACGGCCTCCCCCTTCTTAACTTTCTCCCACTCAACTTTTAATAGGGAAGCGACATCTTTCATAATGCCTTTCACTATCAACTCCGCATTGTTTTTTCCTTTCCCTAATGAATTCTCGAGCGAAGCTAGTTTAACAATTAACACACTATGCTCTTTTTCATTTAGCCTTAGAAGAACCCTGTTAGTCAGAGTTTTCATACTAACAATTTCTTTTTGGTACTTCACCCAGAGACTCTCTAAAACCTTATCATTATCGACGCATTGCTTTAGCTCACTATCGAACGCGGCAGCCAGCAAATTAAAGATAGATAAAAGTTCCGAGATATCATTTCTCAGTGAATCTATCCATGATTGGCGAAACTCAGAAATTCTATGCTCTTTTGTCAATACTGAAATAACAAATGCCACAACACCAGCTATTGCTGCTGCCGTGATTGTAGCCAGAGCCGGAAGTAAAGGGGTTATTTCTGCCATAGCATTTCGCTCCTTGAATTATATTTCCAAGGCGACAGCATATACCTACAAAAACCCAAATTGCCACCACCGGTCACGGAGGGCGGCGCCTACCTGAGGTAAACGCAATGCCCATTCGCCACAGCGTCATCCACAAGATCGACAAGAAGCCAGACGGCACACCTGCAGCACTGCATCTGGCTGGTGCAGAGCAGATCGACTGCGGCGCCCGCGACGACCTGATGAGCCAGCTCAACGAAAGCTACAACGCCACCGCCGGCAAGGCCTGGGGTTTCTTCCATGCTGAATCAGGCGCCTACCCTTTCAGCGGCTGGCTCGGCAAGTACCTGGCCGGGGTCGGCGACTTCCTCAAGTTCAGCACTACCGCCGTCGAGCACCTGGCCAAGCTGATGGAAGAGTCGAACCTGACCACAGGCGGGCATGCCCTCTTCTGCCACTACCAACAAGGCCTGACTGATTACCTAGTCATTGCCCTGGTACAGGAAACCGAAGCGGTGACCATGACCGAAGAGCTGCACCTGATGACGGTGAAGCGCCTGGACCTTGATCACATCCGCCTGGCCGCTCGCATCAACATCAGCGAGTGGAAGAACAACCCACAGTCGAAGCAGTACATCTCGTACCTCAAGGGCAAACAGGGTCGCCGGCTCAACGAGTACTTCCGTGATTTCATCGGTTGCCAGGAAGGAATCGACGGCCCAGGCGAAACCCGCACACTGCTGAAGGCGTTCAGCGACTTCGTTGAAAGCGAGGATCTGGGCGAGGAATCGGCGCGGGAGAAGACGAACACCCTGGTCAGCTACTCAATGGCCCAGGCCAAACTTGGCGAGCCAATCACCCTCGACGAGCTGTCGGGACTGATCGATGAAGATCAGCCGCGCAGCTTCTACGACTTCATCAAGGCCAAGGACTACGGGCTTTCAGAGACCCTGCCGCCGGACAAGAAGACGCTCAACAAATTCCGGCGTTTCACCGGCCGAGCTGAGGGTATGTCGATCAGCTTCGAGGCGCACCTGCTGGGCGACAAGATCGAGTTTGACGAAGCCGGCGGCACGCTGACTTTGCGCAATCTGCCAACCCAACTCACCGATCAACTAAAACATGCAGTTGCCTGATCAGAGTTTTCCGCGCCACAAAATCGTGATTAGCGAAAACGTGGCGCGGGAATTTCTTGACCAGAGCTTGAGCGAGGTCAGCAAGGATGCACCGAAACTTCACGTCTCAAATATGAAATGCTCCCGCAGCTTAGAGCTCGAAACTTCAAAGCAAACCTTCAGCAAACCTAGAGTGAAATCCAGATGATATTCACTGGGGCCTGTTAAAAGGAAGGCGTTTCCATCCCGAATCTCCAGAGAGGAATCCATCGACCTGAGAGTTGCATGGCTTGCCACAGCAGAAAGACCGCGATAAACAGTCTCATAGAGAGGTAAAAGGTCTGCTATTCGCGCCGCTTCATAGGTTGAAAATTTTGAAGCGGGACCTTCGGCTCGACTTATAACTTCGCTCAAGTCGCCTACGTTTTGCTCGGTAAGCCCCAGCTCAGAAAGAGACCTAATCATGCCTACGGCTTGCTTTTTCTCTTCTGTATCGCCGTATTTACCCATTTGAACAAACACGGCGGGGTCGTTTATGAGTGCTACCGCATGAAACAAAGACTCAACCGCCGAGCGCGTCAGTGTTTGAGCGTCAACCACAAGCCCTCTTTCGCATAGTAGTACTGCTGCCTGACAACTCCTGACCGCCTTATGAAAGAGTATGAGAGAAGCCACCTTATCAGAGGCGTTCTGGTATACGCCCGCACCCATCACTAGTTGCTGGGCAACTCTAGAGGCCGCCTCGACATCTTCGAATTTTTTCCGACGGGTCGATCTTAGCTTCGCTTTTACAAGCTCAAGCGCTGGAGAAAGAAAGCCTTTCTCATCGAGATCTTTGAGTGACGCGTGGTCCATGGGCAACCGCTCCCTGATTTATTTATGGCCGAAACACTAACACCAACTACATATCGCGCCCACCGATCACGGAGGGCGACGCCTGACTGGAGATAATCCATGGACAAGAACACGAAGATCCTGATCCCGGAAATCTCCGGCGAATGGACTGAGCGCCTCCGCTCAGGGAAAACCAACATCTGGAACGCTTGCAGCCACGACAGACCACATCGCAACAGACTGCCAGAGGTTCGGCTTGATCCGCCGGAAGTCGGGCTGTATGCCGAGCGAATCGACGGCGCCTGGTACTGGGTATCGGGTTGCGCCAAATGCAACGAAAGCGGCGAGAAATACAGCTACTCGGTTTGCGACAAACACAATGTTTGCCGCCTGTGCAGCACTCACCGCTCGAAGCTCACGGAAACACCGTGGGGCCATCCTGACGGCTTCACCTGCAAACCTTGCCAGGACGCACAAGACGCCGTTGCGAAAGCAGCGGCGCTGGCTAAGGTCGCCGAGACCGACTATGACGAGTGGGATTATCGCAACCTGGACGAATGCAAATGCCCGCACTGCGCCACCGTGATCCACATTGAAACCGAAGACTACGGCGACAAGAACATGGAATGCGACACCTGCAACGGTCTGTTCGAGTTGACAACCGAGTACTCGGTGAGCTTCACCACCAAGGTGATTGGCGAGCGCATCACTGCCTGACCCGGCCACCTCGATCACCTCGATCACCTTCAAACCTATTTGGATTTCACTTCTGTTCTTTGCCAGGTAATTGAGCCATTTTCACCTGAGAGGCCGCTGCGCTGAACAACCACATGGTAGCCAGCAATAGTATTGCCCGCTGAATCTCTTTCAGAGAATTTCAGGATATCTTCCCCAGTCGTAACACCAATAATCAAGTCTCCGGAAACGAGATGATTTTGGGTTGGTATGCGTAACAGCTTCTCGTACATCTCGTTGCTCACTTGTTGCTCCTTCCGGCTCCATGCCGGTCACCCGTAATACCCTAACCTAAAACAAATTGCCACGGATCACTGGGCGCGTCACGACTGGAATGCAATGAGTCACTGCTCAGGTGCAGGTGCAGGTGCAGGTGCAGGTGCAGCCAGCATCTTCGGGTCATTCAAGTTTTTAAATATTGCTTTAGCTCTTTCCGGGATTATGTAAGTGCCTATAAGTATGTGTTCAATTACTTCAAGAGCCAGAAGCAGCTGATCTTTCGAGTGCGCCTTGGCTTTATGCGCAGCCCTATTGCCTAAAAGTCGTATTTTGTGAAGTGTTTCAACACCCTCCTTCGTAACAAGTGATCTAACATGAAGGTCATCAATTTTTTGTACCAGATTACGGCCCTTAGCTTTTACGTCCGTACAAATTGATTCGAGCAACGCCCTGATTGCAATACCTCCAATTATAAAAAGCTCATTTTCGACGGCGCTGCGGGATTCTTTATATATCGCGCCAATTTCCCAAGGGAGCGCCCAGTGATCTATGACCTTTGAGCCAAGAACTCGGCCAGGGTAATAAGTGATGGTAGGTATGTAGTAAAGTTCTCTCGAGTCATAGTCATGATCATATTCTTCGGAGTTAGTTGAACAGATTCTAAACGAAACCTCCTCACAGCCTAAACACTGAATTATCTGATTTTCTTCGGTCCATTCTATGCTGTGACCACCACCACAGTCCTCTGATCCTCTTTCCGTATAGCTAGCAACCAGTTTGTGATTGGTCTCGACGCAGCACTTTTTACATGGGTGCTTTTCCTGCTCGTCAGCACCAGCAGCGAAATGAAAACTTTTCGTTATTTGTCCCATATCTGCATCCATTGCGAAGTTCCATTCCGTACAAATACCCCATATCAACGAATCACGCCAGCCGGCGAGGATCCTCTATGCCCGATATCACCTACGGCTCTGTGTGCAGCGGCATCGAAGCCGCGACACAGGCCTGGCACCCGCTGGGCATGCGCGCCGCCTGGTTCGCCGAGATCGAACCATTCCCCTCGGCGGTCCTGGCCCACCACTACCCCGACGTGCCGAACCACGGCGACATGACCAGGCTGGCCGCCCTGGTGCTGGCCGGAAAGATCCCGGCGCCGGACGTGCTGGTCGGCGGCACCCCGTGCCAGGCCTTTTCGGTTGCCGGTATGCGCGAAGGCCTTACCGACCCGCGCGGTGCCCTCACCATCAAATACGTGGAGCTTGCAGATGCAGTTGACTATGTTCGCGCCGGCCAGCGAAAGCCCGCCAGCGTCATCGTCTGGGAAAACGTCCCCGGCGTACTCAGCGACAAAGGGAACGCCTTCGGATGCTTTCTTGGCGCGCTTGCTGGGGAAGACTGCGAGCTGCAGCCTCCAGGGAAGAAATGGCAGGACGCTGGTTGTGTGTATGGACCCAAAAGAACAATCGCGTGGCGGGTCCTGGACGCCCAATATTTCGGGCTGGCCCAACGACGCCGTCGTGTGTTCGTTGTCGCAAGTGCTCGAGACGGGTTCGATCCTACCGAGGTACTTTTTGAGCGAGAAGGCGTGCGCCGGGATACTGCGCCGAGCCGGGGCCAGGGGCAGGACGTTACCGGAACAGCTCCTTTCGGCCCTGCGCTCCAGTGCGGAGAAGGATGCGAGTACGTCTTCCCTGAGCAGTTAGGTGCCTATGGCTGCCCGAATTGCGAGGGCGACTTTGGTCCGGCCGTATCGATGTTCGGCGGCATCCCAGCCTTCGGCGCCGGGCGCATGTCCGGATCCATCGAAAAGGCCGGCACACTCACCCATCACGAAGGACGCAACGATCTGGACAGCGAGACCTTCTTTGTTCAGCCTGACGTAATTGGGGCTTTCACAAGTCACGCATACAGCGGCGGTGCTGGGGGAAGACCAGAGGGCGCAGCGGCGGGACACTTTCTTGCGGTCGCCGGAGCGCTGCGCAGCACCGACGGAGGCGCCGATGTTGATCACGCCATAGCTGGGCACTTGGTTGCCGGCACACTCAACGCCAACGGCAAGGCCGCTGGCAGCGCGACCAATCAGGACGCAGAGTCAGGCCTACTGGTGGTGCATGGCACGCAAGACCCAGGCGTCAGCGACAAACTGGCCTTTGCCCTGGGCCGGAACAACGGCCAGGAGAACGCGGTGCTGGCACTCTCCTGCAAGGATCACGGCGCTGATGCGAGGGTTATCGCTCCTACCCTGCGCGCCATGGGCCACTCAGGCAGCCACGCCAACGCCGGTGGTCAGGTGGCCGTGTGCATCACTGTAGAAATCACGCACACGCTGAAGGCAGAGGGTTTCGATGGTAGCGAGGACGGTACCGGGCGTGGCCAGCCGATAGTTGCAGCTGTGTCGCCAACTTTGCGAGCGGGCAACATGCGTAACAACAGCAACCCGTCAACCGAGGCCGACATGCTCGTTGGTGGTTCTCAGGTCCGGCGACTCGTACCAGTCGAGTGCGAGCGACTCCAAGGCATGGCCGACGACTACACCTTGATCCCCTGGCGCGGCAAGTCAGCAAGCGAATGCCCGGACGGCGCTCGCTACAAGGCGATCGGCAACAGCAAGGCCGTCACCGTGGTTCGCTGGATCGGCAAGCGGCTCCTTCAACAGCTTCACTCATAGCCGCCTTTCATGTTGCGAATAATGGGGTGTGCATCACTTCGCCTGTAGACCCGCAACTTCAATCCGTTGGAGCAGGTAATCACTGAATATTTTTCGGAGGGTGACTGTTTCTCAGCGATAACTTCTGAGCAGTCCCAGCCGTAGGTATTTAAAGCATGCCAAGCCAGATCAGCCTTACTCAGATTCCGGCTGCTGTGAGCGTTGGAGAGGTCGTAGTTGAACTTTGAATCGTCCGCCTTCGTAGCCTCGACTGCCCGACTTACCGGAGCAGGTGCAGGTGCAGGTGCAGGTGCAGGTGCAGCCTTAGGCTCAGCCGCCACATAAGTCGAGTTACTTGCTGTATGAGAGTTGTTTTTGCTTTCGAGAGCGCCCTTTCCAACGAGTAGTGCCAATCCAACAGCCAAAATAATCCCTACCGTCCTTCTCTCCATCTCTGCGGATCTCGTCCTAAAGATTGTGATCATCTCAGCTCGCGCTGCGATCAGTCCATAGATTGAAAATCTGACCCCACTCCACCGCCCGGGCATGGCCCGGCAAGGACTTCCCATGCCTACAAAAAACAAAGTCGCCGCGCCGGCGCCAAGCTTGGCAACCGGCCATGAACTCACCGCTGCAACCTGGGCTGACTTCGTGACGCGCCTTCGCCATGACTGTGTTGGTGCGGGTGTGCACGATCACTGCACTGCGGCGGCGACCTTCATCGTTCAGGCTAGGCGTATCGCCTACGGTTTAGACACCGACTACAGCGACAACCGCGTCCTGATCGACCACTGTAATGAAGGCGAATGGTTCTCGCCGAAAGAATACTGGGACGACCAAGACGAAGATGGACGTGCGGCGCTGAACAAAGCAATGCAGGCTTGGTCGAGCTGCCAATTCATGAAGGCTGACGAGTCAGATCAGTGGCATGTTCTCGGCGAGCTGGATGGGCACGCCGTTACCGGCTGGTGCGAGAACTGGGAGTACATCAACGCGCACCTTACCAAGGACGCAGCCGAGGCGTTCATCCGGCGCAAGAAACACGACTACCGCAAAGGCATGCGCGTCTATGTCGATTCGCAGTATTACGCCTGGGAGTTCGAGGACATCAAGGAAGCGATCATTGCTGGCACGCTGACCTACACGCCAAAGCCGACTGGGACTGCCCATGACCTGGTAACGAGGGAGGCAGCAGGGTGACAACCCCGAAGAGAAAACCGGCAAGCCAAGACGTTGAGTTAGTAGCCCAAAGGAAGGGAATTGATTAACTCGCAGCTAAAAACGATGACTCACCGATTATTGCCCACATCTAAAGAGCACGCTCCAACAACGTAATAGAGCGCCAGCTGGCTAACCGTTTCAACAGCAAATATCTGAAACGTACAACCAGCGCCCCACTTCTACCAACAACATCAGGTCGCGTCTAGGCCCATTTTCCAACCCCTCCTCCTTCAAAGTCGGCCGCTATAGCGGCAAGGACGAAGTCATGCCTGAACAAAAGATTACGTTCGTCAACAGCGAGCCAGCCAAGTGCGGCTGCACGATGGAATTCAGCTCTGGCGATGGTCAGTACTCCGACGTGCTTTTTGTCACCCCCTGTGGGGCGCACAGCGACAGCAAGCCGTTCGGGCCGGTCGAGGTGAATCGCGATGCAGGCGGCTGGTGGTATCACCCGAACATTCCGAGCTTTGGCGAAGGCGAAGACCCGGCGCCCTACATTGCCTGGGTCAAGGAACAGGGACTGGAACTGAAAGGCTGGCACTCCGGCGACGAGCTCGAGGATCTACCTGACGAGGATGCTGCGTGCACCGCCTGGAACCCCGAATCTCCTGGGCCTGAGTGGTTCCTGATGGGGATCTTCGATACGGATGACGGCCCCTATGTGCAGTGGGCGCGCCGGGAGGTTGCGCCGTGAGCCAGATCAAAGAACGCCCCGTCCTGTTCTCGGCGCCGATGGTGCGCGCCATCCTGGAAGGCCGGAAGAAGGTCACGCGGCGGGAAGTAAAGGGTACCGGCTTGGTTTGGCTGGATAACTTCTTGGCAGAGTACGTCGCAAATCCCGAAAATAATCTCTGCCCCTACGGAAATCCCGGCGATCGGCTGTGGGTGCGCGAGACCTGGTACTGCGACCACTTCCAGGTTCAGAAAGGCCCGTACCTGCGCCCCGACGATATGCACGACCTTGATCAGTCGCGGGAGGATGGCGAGTTGGTGTATGCCGCTGATGATCTGGCGCCGTACGAGCAGGAGCAGCCAAACTGGAAGCCGTCGATCCATATGCCTCGCTGGGTCAGCCGCATCCTGCTGGAGATGACCGCCGTGCGCGTGGAGCGGTTGCAGGACATCAGCCGCGCCGGTATCCGAGCGGAAGGCCTGCAGTGTCCGCCGGAGCTGGCAAGCGACGACGTTTCACCGAATTACCGAGACTGGTATCCGGCGGCTTGGAGGGAGCTTTGGGAGTCCACTGGTGGCGATTGGAACGCCAACCCGTGGGTCTGGGTGGTCGAGTTCAAGCGGCTGTAGCGCAAGCTGAAGATCAGCGCTTGGCTCGTTGGGAGAACCCGATAGCCATCAAGGCGATGCCGGGTATCCAAAAGCCCGCGTTAGATGTCCCCAAGCCGACTGCAAGCAGTGACACACCAACAGCAAACATATGCGCTCCTCCCAGAAAAACTATCCATTTCATATCCGCCCATTTAAGCATAAACCGGCCATCAAAACGGCCAAGGACAAAGTCATGCCCGAACGAAAGCCAATCATCATGTTCGACGCTCCGGAAGCGGCCAGCCTCAAAACGGTAACCGGTTGGGTTTCCGCTGACGGTCGTTTTTTCGGCGCCGACGAAAACCTTGCCCGCTACTGCGGTGCTACCCACCGCCGCTGCGAGGCGAATCCTGACCACGATATCTACGAAGTGAATAGCTACTGCAAAGCGTGCCGCCACACCCGGCGCCAAGCGAAATTCGCGGCGATGCCGGTCAAGGAGTGGGCCGGCGAACCTTTGGTCATCTTCGATGGTGATCGGTACTTCTTCGATGAAGACGATCTGCGCGATTACCTGATCGAAAGCGATGTCGATCTCGCCGACCTGCAGCTCTGCATCTGCGAACCAAACCACCCCAGCCAGATCGATCCGACGGACCATTTCTGCGACGACTTGCCGGAGGACGGGGAGATCCGCGACGATCAGCTGCTCGCGGCGTTCGATCTGCTGAACGAGATGATCCGCCAGTCCGAGCCCTTGTCGTGGTCCGAAGGCGAGTTCGCCGCATCTCTGCCGCAATCGCTCCTTAATGAAGTAGCGGCTGCGCGGGTGACGCCATGATCGCCACTTTCTGGTTCGCCTACGTCTTCATCTACTAAGGGGCCCAAGCCATGAATACCTATAGACACACCTTCGCAGCCGTCTGCCCTTCCGACGGCGAAACGATCCTCTACCGGCTGGAATTGCGCTCAAGCGCCATGATTCGCGTCGCGCACATCAAGGCGACGACAGCGCTGATCACCAAAGGCTGGCATGAACAGATTGCCGACAGCCTGGCGGAATCCTTGGGCGGCGATCAGACCATCATCGCCACGCACCAGGGCGTCGAGATCGAAACGGTGAGGCTTAGCGGATGATTGCATACCACGGCACGCCGGTCGGCGGCACTCGCCAGGATGGCGCCCGGTTCCTTGCCGGCCGGCATGCCCTGGTTCCATTCCCGCGCCAGGACGACATGGGCATTGTTGCCGATGTGTGCCAGTCGTTTGTGTTCGACAACGGCGCGTTTTCGGTCTGGAAGAAAGGCGGAAAGCTGGATGTTGACGGATACACCGCCTGGGTTGAGCAGTGGCACCGGCACCCAGGCTTCGACTGGGCACTCATCCCGGATGTAATTGACGGCGACGAGGCAGCCAACGATGCGCTTCTGGAAGCCTGGCCCAGAGAGTTGCGTGGGGTGCCGGTCTGGCACCTGCACGAATCGCTGGAAAGGCTGCAGCGCCTCGCCGCCGATTGGCCGACAGTGGCCATCGGCAGTTCGGGTCAATGGGCACACCCGGGGACAGCGGCCTGGTGGAAGCGGATGGGTTCAGCTATGGATGCAATCTGCGACGACCAAGGCCGACCAGCATGTCGCCTCCACGGCCTCAGGATGCTCGACCCCGCGATATTCCAGCATCTGCCCTTCGCATCAGCCGACAGCACGAACGCCGCGGTGAACGGTGGAAGCATCAGCCGGTTCGGCATGTACGCCCCACCAACAGCCGGCCAGCGCGCCAACGTCATCGCCGACCGCATTGAGTCGCACAACAGTTCCCCGATCTGGCAGCGAGAAACCCAGGCCGAGATGGCCTTGTAACTCAACCCACCTTCTGCCGCCCAGCGCGGCAAGGACACCACATGTTCGCAATGAAACTTACCCTGATTGTACTGGGCGCCTTGCTGTACCTGATCGGCACTGCCGTTGGGTTCGGCGTGGGCCTACCTGCCCTTCTCAGCTCCGGGGAGACGCAAGACATCATCGGCGCATTTGCCGGCTTCATCACCTGGGTGCTCATCACCTTCGGCTCCATCATCCACATCATCAAAACAGCGCGGCCCACAGCGGACGCCGGGAGGTAGCCATGTCAGCAGCAGAGCAACTCAACGACGGCATCACTGGCGACAAGGTGCCCGAGGCGCAGATGGCCGAAATTCTCGGCACCACAATCGCCGCCTTGCGCTCAAAGCGCGCTCGAAAACAGATACCAGTGGGCGTCTGGAATATGCACGGCGGCAGAATCATGTACAGCATCAGGAGATATTACGAATGGCTCGAAAGTCAGTGGGTCTGCCCGCAGGAATGGACCTCCACCACGGATCGATCCGCATCCGATTTATGTGGAACGGCAGCCGGCGGAGTGAAACGCTCCCCTATCCCCCGACACAGAAAGGAATCAAATCAGCCTCACAGGTTGTTGATCAGATAAAGGGGCTGATCAAGCTGGGGTTGCTCGACGATGACAAATACGCCGAGATATTCCCCAGCTCCAGCAACGTAGCCGGCGGCAAGATCAACTTCGGTGAGTACGCCCAGCTTTGGCTCGACAGCCGAGAGGTGGTGGACGGCACGAAGGGAAACTACAAGGGCGCCCTGAATTTATACTGGATGCCCGCGCTGGCTCTTGTGCGGATTGACCTGATCACCACCACCCTGCTCCGTCGGGCAATGGCGGCCAGTACTTGGAAGACGCCAGGCGTGAAGCGCAACGCCATCTCAAAGTTGTCGACAATCCTGAACTCGGCGATGGCCGAGGAATTGATCCAGAAGAACCCAGCAGCGATCTTGGAGCTTCCCAAGCGCAGCAAAAAGGAGATTGACCCTTTCACCCTGGACGAAGCAAACGAAATTATCGCGAAAATGTACCAGCACGAGCACTGGCCCAGCACGATCTATGCGGCATTTTTTGAGTTTGTGTTTTTTACAGGAATTCGTCTGTCCGAAGCCCTGGCGATGCGCTGGGATGCGGTCGACCTGGAGAAGAGGACGGCTCACGTTTGCCGTGGGATCGCCTTGGGGAAAGTGGTGGAGCGCACGAAAACGGGCGGCGACCGCTTCGTGTTGCTGAACGAGCGCGCCCTGCATGCTTTGGAATTCGCCAAGGAATATGCGGAGCGTCGGAAAAAAGGCAAGGGCAAGGTGCTGGAAACACCTTTCATTTTCCCGCCATCAAAAAACGCGGAGTACGTGAAACAGACATCCGACCTGCACAAGCAGTGGATACCGACCTTAAAGGCGTTGAATATCCGTCGTCGGCCGCCATACAACTGTCGTCACACCTATGCGACAATATGCATTATGTCTGGCATGAACCCCGCCTTCATCTCCCAGCAGCTCGGCCACAGTGT